TGAAGTATCTGTTTTAGATTTATGGAAAGTAAAAGGAATAGATGATCCATATGATGCACTAACAGTTGCTATGTCTACCTATGCTTATCCTAACCCTAATGTTCCTGATGAAGAGATAGAAGAACATCTATCAGATTTATGGGAAGAAAGATGGGAAGATTATTATGTATAAAGAAATAGAAACTTATGCAGATGTTGATAGTTTTATTGAAGCACATAATGGACTATGGCAGATGCTACGTAGTAAATATAAAAAGATAGATCAAGAAACTGTAGTGATAGACAACACTACATGGAAACTAAAGAAAGGAAACATGACATGTCTGACAAAATAAAAGATAAAGATGTACCTGTGTCAGTAGAAGATAAAGGTGCTATAGCTAAGAAAGAATATGAAAGCTTTATAAAAAAACAAGAGGAAGATTTAGATAACCAAACATATAGTGAAGGAGAACAATATGACTGACTTACAAAACAGCATAGCTAATGTTTCAAATACATTACAACAAGCAAAAGAATATGCAGATAGAGCTGTGGATAGTGCTAATGAAGCTGAGATACAAGCTAGTGAAGCACATACACAAGCAATAGAAGCACGTGATCTAATAGAGAGAGCTATGGAGTGGCTAGAGGAGATAGAAGATGACTAAAGTAACACAAGAGATGATAGAGAATTGGCTAGGTTCTGATACAGATATACCAGAACTACTAACAGAACTAGCCAATGGAGATTATACAGCAGAAGAATTTTATCATGATGTTAAAGGTACATGGGAACATGATGGAGTTATAAAGGAGATAGAAAGATGAGTAGAGATATAAATACAATACCAACAACAGACAGACACATAGTAAGCTACAAAATACAAGTGGAATGGTCAGACAATCCTAAGTCTGTATTACTAGAACATGATATGCCTAACCATGTAGCCAATGCTATTGATGAATGGTTTGGAGATATAGAAACAGAGGAGAATGTATAATGAGAGACCAGAAATTAATAAGCTTATTATCATATAACTTAGAGAAAGAACTGGAAGAAATCTATGAAGCATTAGTAGGTGCTGATGGTATGGAGAGATACACCCATGCAGAACTACTTGAATACATACATCAATTAAAAACTATAGAGGAGAATGAAGATGAGTAAACGTCTTGTAGAACATGGAAAGATAAATGCTTCTAATTTTTTAGAAGTTACAAGTGAACTTGCAGATTTTATAATGCAAGAAAAATATGGTGATGAGTATGAGAATTATATTTATCAAGATGATGTTGGAGTAATAAGTTATACTGAAGAAGGACAAGATATTTTTAATAATTATCTTGGTGAAGTAGAAACTTATTTTAATTCAGCAGGTATATGGCATGAAGGAGATGACGAATGATAGAGGGTGCAATAACAACTGTAGGTTTTGCTTTACAATCTCATGTTAATACATGTTACCATGAGGATACTGAAGAGAACAAAGAAGAACGTGAAGAGATAGAAGAAGCATGGTCAATAATAAAAAAATATTTAAAGGAGAATAATGATGGCTAAAGCATATGATGTTACATTAACTATACCTTATTTTCGTACTAAAAAAGATGCTTTAAAGTTTATGAAAGAATATAAGAAGTTAAAACCTAAATTAACAGTAATAGAATTTGATGAGCATTTAGGTTGCCCATCTTACCCAGAATGTGATGAGATGCCTATAGGTTGTCGTGTTATGATGGGTAAAGATGTTGAAATGTTTGGACATAGAAATTAGAAAGGAGAATGATAATGATATTAGTTAACTATGTAATACGAGATGGTAACTCAGAACATCAGGAGTTCTCATGGTGGAAGTCAATCATAAAGAAAGACTATGGTAAAACTATTGATGATAAGTTTCTCATACATGATGTGTATGGTGATGATAATCTAACAGAGTTTAGTGAAGCTTGTTATGAGGATTGTGATGGTAGACTTATTCATGTTGGCTCAGTAGAGGACATCTCACAAAAAGATTTAAATGTATTAATTAAGTTTGGAGTAGTACCTAGATGAACATATTTGTATTAGACGAATGCCCTGTCATATCTGCACAGATGCAATGTGATAAGCACATAGTAAAGATGCCATTGGAAACTGCACAGATGTTATGTTCTGTATGGCATAGGTATGGAGAAGGAGATAAAGTACCATACAAAGAAGCACACAAGAACCACCCATGCACACTATGGGCAGGGAATGATGCACATAATTATGATTGGCTATGGAGACATGGCATGGAGTTATGCTTTGAGTACACCAGAAGGTATAACAATATACATAAATGTCAGTCTGTTATCATGGACTTAACAATAGATAATGTTGGATTTGCTTTTGAACACATGAGCAGACAAGGTACATCACATCCACAATGTATGCCTGATGAGTACAAAGAACAAGATGGTTTCTTCTCTCCAGAAGTTGCTACTGTTAGAGCATACAGACAATACTATGTGAATGAGAAGAAAGACATAGCCAAGTGGGAGAAGTCAAGACCTATGCCTGATTGGTATACGCAATGGATGACAGTACTTTCAGACCAGAAGAAAAATAAACTTGACATGCTTGAAGAAGTAGTGTAAGGTACGAACATGAATAAAAACTTTGTAATAGCATTCATATCTAAAGATAAAGATATTATATTAGAACCATTAGCAGAGTTTGATGGTAATGTTATGTATTTTGTTAATGCAAGTGCTGCACGACAATATCTACAAAAATTATATATTAATAGTAGTGTTCAAGATATTGAACCATTCTCTATTGAAGATGGTTTGTCTATAGTAAGAGTACAATAGAGTAACATAGCTACAGAAAGGAAATGTGATGAACAAAGCACAAATAAATAAAGAGTTATACAATCTACCTAAGACTGCTACCTTTCAGGTTAATGTAGTATTAGAATGGATTAAACATAATCAAGAAGTATCTAGGTCTATGGCTAAAGAGATACGTATGAATACAAAAGGAGCAATAGCTCAAAGGTCTATGCGTGATGGGTACATAAAAGATATGCGACACTACCTACGTACTGGAGATTGGATTAGTCCTTTCTATGGAAAAGATATGCAAGATACTACTAAGACTAGAGTAATAGCTTATGGTGATGGAGTATATTAATATGATAGTACAAACAGAAATAGATGTATTACGTAGAAATGTAAAAGAATTACAAATACAATTACGTGATGCTCATATACGTATTAAACAATTAACAGAAGTTAAATGGGCAGAAATTTCTAATGAAAATCCAGACGCTAAACATATAAAGAAAGGAGAAGAGGATGACACTTGAAGTACTAATAATAATAGTATTACTTTACATATTAAGTTGTAATATGTATATGATATATGAGATAAGAAAGTTTAGAAAATTCTTAGAGGAAACTTTAGATGAGTAGTTCTGATGCAAAAGGATTTTGGTTTGACTTTGATGGACAAACACAAAAAGCTTTAAAGAATTTAACAATAAGAAAAGAAAGGAAGAAACCTATGACTAAAAAAATACAACATAAAGGTGCTATGATAACAGATCAAACACAAAAGAAATTAATACTTGATGTGTTTAATGCAGGTAGAGAAGTCTTTGATGATTTTGATCTTAGATATGTTAGTGCTTGGGATTTAAAACAGCTTGAAGATTTAATAGATGATATGAAAGATGCGTTTGGTATTGTACCTAAAATATCTGAGTATAAGGATGATGATGGTAGTGTAATGCCAGCACATTATCAAGACCACGTATGGTCTAATGATCCAAGAGCATGGCAAAGAAAGGATTAAGATGGCTAAGAATTTATGGGACAAAGAATATAACAGAGTATATAAAGAACTTATACGTGATTATCTTGATGATGGATATGATTTAGCTGAAGCAAAGTTTAATGCTATGAAAGATGCTAAAGAAATAATGAAAGATCAGCTTGACTTTGTTGAAGAATTATATGATAATACTTTAAATGATTTGGATTAATAATATGGATAAACAATGGTTAGATAGAGGAGCATGTCCTAACTGCAACTCTAGTGATGGTAATGTAAATCACTCTGAAGGGTATAGTCATTGCTTTGTTTGCAACACACACTTTGGAGAGAGTATGGAAACAGAAAAAGTAATACCAATGAGAACAGAAAGTGTAATGAAAACTATAGGTACACTAGGTGCGTTAAGTGAACGTAGTATACTTAAAGAAACAGCACAGAAATATAACACAGATGTTAAAGTAAATGGTAACATGAATACACACCACATCTATAAGTATTTTGATGAAGGTGGTAACAACATAGCTAATAAGATAAGAGATGTACCTACTAAGAACATGTGGACTGAAGGAAATATGACTGATGCAGGATTGTTTGGTCAGAATATCTTTGCACCTAAAGGAAAGTATATTACTATTACTGAAGGGGAAGTAGATGCTATGTCTGCCTTTGAATTACTAGGTAGTAAGTGGGCTTGTGTATCTATTAAGACTGGTGCAGGTTCAGCATTAAAAGATTGTAAGAAATCTTTTCAATATCTTGATAGCTTTGATCAGATAGTTATATCCTTTGATATGGACAAGCAAGGAAGAGAAGCAAGTGAAAAGGTTGCACAATTATTCTCCCCTAACAAGTGTAAGATTATGCACATGGAACATAAGGATGCTAACGAATATCTCAAGATGAATAAACGTGAGCAGTTTTCTAGAGCATGGTGGAATGCACAGCCTTATACTCCTGCAGGTATAGTAAACTTAAAAGATTTAAAGTCTACATTATTTGAGGAAGAGTATTGTGAAACTGTACTATTCCCTTGGCAAAAACTTAATGATAAGACCTATGGTATGCGTACTGGTGAGCTAATAACATTAACATCAGGTGCAGGTATGGGTAAGAGTTCTATCATGCGTGAGTTAATGCATCATATCTTAAAGAATACAAAAGATAATATAGGTATCCTTGCATTAGAAGAAAGTACAAAGAACACAGCATTTAATATTATGTCTGTTGAAGCTAATTCTAGACTATATATTAATGAGATACGTAAGAAGTATAGCAGAGAAGAATTAGATGGATGGTTTGATAATACTATGGGTACTGGTAGGATATTTGCCTTTGATCACTTTGGTTCTACATCTAATGATGAAATACTTTCAAGGGTACGATTCATGGCACAAGCATTAGATTGTAAATGGATCTTCCTTGATCATTTATCTATCTTAGTATCAGGTCAGGAAGAAGGAGATGAAAGAAAGTCTATTGATGTATTGATGACTAAGCTACGTTCCTTAGTAGAGCAAACAAGTATAGGTTTACTCTTAGTATCCCATCTACGTAGACCTGCAGGAGATGCAGGACATGAGAATGGTAAAGAGATTACTCTCTCCCATCTACGTGGCTCTGCATCTATAGCACATCTATCTGATAGTGTAATAGGATTAGAACGTAATCAACAAGCAGAAGATGAGGTAGCATCTAACACTACTACCATACGAGTATTAAAGAATAGATATACAGGTGATACAGGTATAGCTACACATCTTTATTATGATAAAGAGACAGGTCGTATGAAAGAGATTGACAATCCTTACGAAGTAGAGGATAATACCAGAGAGGAGATACCATTCTAATGTCAGATGTAGTAATGATAACTAAAGAAGCAGATCAACATCTATCTAAAATAATTACTGAAGGTAATGCTGAAGGTGTTATGTTAGCAGTAGATGGTGGAGGTTGTGCAGGATTAAGATACTCTTGGGAGTTAATACCAAGTAAAGAAGAGGATATGTCTACAAGAGATATGATAAATTTAGATGATGGTTTTTTATATATACATCCTACTGCTACTCTTAGTGTACTTAATACGACTATAGATTTTGTAAGTGATATAGCAGGAGCTTCCCTTAGAATCACTAACCCTAATGCTACATCTAGTTGTGGATGTGGAGAAAGTTTTTCAATATGAGTAAGATGTGGAAACATTATTGCCTTCAAGAGAAAGAAGATATAGACATAGGAGAAGGTGAAGAATGTAATTGGTGTGGACTAGATGCTGAAGCTGTATCTATAGATGGTTTTGATGAAGCAGTCATAGGAAAGGGAGAACAATATAATTTACCACCTTTACTTGTGTATTCTTATAGTAGGATATGTAAGATACTAAGAGATAGAGATGGTATGTCTTGGGAAGAAGCAGATGATTATGCTCAGTTTAATATCACAAATGTTTGGGTAGGTAATAGGACTCCCATGATATTATATAATGAGTATTGGGAAGATTGGAAAGATGATGAGAGCAGTAGTTGATATAGAAACAGACAGCTTAGACGCAACAAAAGTTCATTGTATTGTGGCTAAAGACATAGACTCAGGGAGGGTTTACCCTTTCCCTCCTAACATGGTTCATGGGTTTAGAGATTGGTCACTTGGTGTCAAGCAATTTATTATGCATAATGGTTTATCTTTTGATGCACCTGTGTGTAATAGATTGCTAGGTACTAACATAAAACCTAGTCAGATTATAGATACACTTATCTTATCGCAGTTGTTTAAGCCTATACGAGAAGGAATTAATCCTCATAGTTTAGGAACATGGGGAGATAGATTAGGTATGCCTAAAGGTGATATAGATTCTTATGAAGTGTATACACCTGCTATGTTAGAGTATTGTAAACAAGATGTAGCTATAACACATAAGTTATATCATGTATTACAACAAGAAGGTAAAGGTTTTTCTCGCTCTTCTATTGATCTTGAACATCAAGTAAGACTAATCATAGATCAACAACAGATCAATGGCTTTGCTCTTAATATACAAAAAGCTATGGAATTATATAACAAATTAAAAGATGAAGCTAATGAATTAGAGAGATGGTCAGTAACTAATTTTGATCCTACAGTTGTAGAGTTAAAAACAAAAACAAAATATATACCATTTAATATAGGATCAAGACAGCAGATAGCTAATAGACTAATGGAACTAGGATGGAAACCTAAACAACATACAGATAAAGGTAACATCATTATTAATGAAGCTGTATTAGATACAATAGATATGCCTGAAGCAAAAAAGTTTTCTCGTTTCTTTTTATTACAGAAACGTATAGCACAGATTAAGTCATGGATAGAAGCATGTGATGACAGAGATGGTAGAGTACATGGTAGAGTAATGACTCTTAAAACTATCACAGGTCGTATGTCTCACAACTCTCCTAACATGGCACAGATCCCTGCTGTACGTTCACCCTATGGTAAGGAGTGCAGAGATTGTTGGACAGTAAGTAATCCTCATACACATTCTATTGTAGGTACTGATGCTAGTGGGTTAGAGTTAAGATGTTTAGCACATCTAATGAATGATACTACCTTTACAGATATATTATTAACAGGTGATATACATACACACAACATGAAGATGGCAGGATTAACTGACAGAGACCAGGCAAAGACCTTTATCTATGCGTTTATGTATGGAGCAGGTGCATCTAAGATAGGACAGATCGTAGGTGCAGGTGCTAAAGAAGGACAACAATTAATTAATAAGTTCTTAACAAGTATGCCTTCTCTTAAAAGAGTGCGTGACTCTGTAACAAAAGCTGCATCTAAAAAGTTAATTAAAGGTATTGATGGTAGATTATTACACATACGTAGCCCACATAGTGCATTAAATACTTTAATACAAGGAGCAGGTGCAGTCGTGTGTAAGCTGTGGCTAATCAATATGATTAGACGTATCAATAGAACAGGTGTTGATGCTAAACTTGTAGCATCTATTCATGATGAGTATCAATTTGAAGTTTTAAATACAGATGTAAATAAGTTTGGGCAAATAACTAAAGATGCAATGAAAGATACTGAGAAACAATTACAAATAAGATGTCCTCTTGATAACACATGGAAGGTAGGTAAGACATGGGCAGAGACACATTAGTAAAAGAATTTAAAGGAAGAAAAGACCATGCTGATTATATTAAGCGAGGTATAAAGGTAGAGAATGAATTTATACAGTCAGCTAAGTCACATGGTTTTACAGTTACGATAGCTAGTGAAGAAGATAATATAAATAAACATATAGATTTATATGTAACTACAGACAAAGGTTTTACAGCTAGTGTAGATGTAAAGGCTAGAAGAACTGGAAATAAAAACAAGTTTTTTGATGACACATGGATTGTTGTTGAGTTTCTAAATACAATGGGTAATAAAGGTTGGTTATATGGTGACTGTGATTACTTTGTATTTGAAAGAGAGCATGACTATGTATGGTGTGATGCAAAAGAGTTAGTAGAATTAACTGACAAAGTTGTAGATAAAAATACCAGAGTAGAAAGCTACAGAGATGCTGAATACAAAACATGGGGTAGAATACATCAAGGAAAAAAAGATCTTATCTCAAGAATAGAGATGAGTTACATATTAAAACTAAATAAAACATATATTATGAAAAAATCTCTTGACATTATTTCAGAGGTGTGTCATAATTCTATTAATAATAAAAATGAAAGGAAGATACACATGAGTGTACTAAAAGGAAACGCATACTGGGCTTCAATCGTTAGCCCTAATACTACATTTGATTCAGATGGAGTATGGTCTATTGATGTAGCTAATCTTGATGAGAAGAATATCAACGTAGCTAAAGCTGATGGATTAGACGTAAAGAATAAAGGTGATGATAGAGGTAGTTTTGTTACTGTTAAAAGAAAAGTTAGACGTAAAGATGGTAACATGAATAAGCAACCTGAAGTGGTTGATGCTTCTAAAAGAAACATTGCTAGTACTTTAATTGGTAATGGTTCAGAAGTAAATGTACTCTACAGTACATACGAGTGGGAGTTCAAAGGTCGTTCTGGAGTCTCTGCTGATCTACGTGCTGTGCAGGTAACTAACTTGATACCTTATAACGTGGATGCTGATGCAGACGAAGCTTTTGAAGTTGTTCCTGATGGATTTGTAACTGAAGATTCAAATGAGGAACTATCCTTCGCTTCTAACTAACCAATGAAAGGATGGAGAGATACTACTGAACGAGTGTCTCTCCATTATTTACTATGAAAACAATAGATACTTTAGTAAAAGATATATATAATTTATTTGAACCTGAAAAGGACATAGAATTAAGTGAAGAAGAATTAGATAAACATTTAGACTCTTTTACAACATCTATTAAAGAGACTATGAAGAATATTTTAAATGAAAAACCTAGAGAAAGACGTAACCTAAGACTGTCTGCTATAGGTAAACCTGCTAGACAATTATGGTATGATAAAAATGATACAAAAGAAGTAGAACCTTTAGCATCTAATGTTCGTATAAAGTTTTTATATGGACATTTACTAGAAGATTTATTAATTTTATTATCACGTATAGCAGGGCATGAGGTAACTGAACTTCAAAAAGAAGTTAGTGTTAATGGTATAAAAGGACATCAAGATTGTATGATAGATGGTGTACTTGTAGATTGTAAGAGTGCTTCAGGTAGAAGCTTTGAAAAGTTTTCAAATAATAAGTTACATATTGATGATCCCTTTGGTTACATAGCACAGATCTCTGCTTATGCTGAAGGCAATGGTGTAGATGAAGCTGCTTTTCTTGTTATAGATAAACAACATGGTAATATATGTTTAACTAATGTTCATTCATTGGAAATGATTAATGCTAAAGAAAGAATTGACTATCTTAAAGGAGTTATGGATAAAAATACTCCACCTGCTAAGTGTTATAGTGATGTACCAGATGGAATTTCTGGTAATCATAAGCTTGCTATTGGTTGTTTGTATTGTTCGCACAAGCGTACTTGTTGGAGTGATGCTAATCAAGGTCAAGGATTACGTGCTTTTAATTATGCTAAAGGTCTTAGATTTCTTACAAAGGTTGGTAAAGTACCTAACGTGGAAGAAGTAACAGATTGGTAAGTCATTGGCTTCAGTTTGAAACTGATCAGCCTTTCATACCTAACCTAGATAAGTTTGGATTTGTTTATCTTATAACTAATACTCAAACTACTAAAGCATATGTGGGATGTAAACAGTATTATGTAGGTAGAACAAAGAAGCAACATAAGTGGGGATCATATACAGGATCATCTAAATATTTAAACGAAGATATAAAACAAAAAGGTAAGAAACATTTTAAATTTGAAGTTATAGCTGAGTATAAAAATAAAAGAAGTCTGCGTTATTATGAAGCATATTATCAGATAAAATGGCACGTACTTACAGCTGTTATTCCAGGTAGTGATAAACCTGCTTTTTATAATAGTTACGTAGGTGGTAAATGGTATAGACCTATTGAAAGTTATGAAGAACAATGGTCTAATAAAGACTATATAAAAAAGATGGTTAAGATAGGTAAACAAGTTGGTAAGAAAAATTCTAGTTTAGAATCTGTGGGAAGAACTGGACATCCTCGTTATATAGGAGAGTGTAAAGTAATTTTTAAAACAAACGAAAAGAAAATAAAAATATTAGATGGAAAAGAAGTTACTTGTTATAAGACTTTAGTAGTAGATAATTTAACTCATTGGTGTAGAGAAAATAATTATAATGTGGGAAGAGTAGGTGCTTTAAAAACTGGTTATAAAAAATATAATACTAGAGATACTGTTTACTTAAAAACAGGAGAAAAAAAAACTTATACTAAAAGAAGAACTTTATATAAATGTAATAGACATAAAGATATTATAAAGATAGTTTTATTAGATAAGGAGCAAGATACAAAAGTTAAATTAAAAATTAAAGAGTTAGATAAATTATATAAAAATGAAACAGAGAATTATAAAAAAACTTATAATGATGGTGTTAGAAAATATAATACAAAAGTTTTTTCTAAGGTTGATTATTAAAGCAGAATATATATAAAGAAAGGAGGAAACAAATGGGAATTAAAAAAGCAATGTACGATACAGCATTAACTGAGTTTCAATCTCAAAGAGATAAAGCTATTACTAATGCACGTATATACTTAGAACATCCTAGTGGTATAGGAGAACATGGACAAGTAGTTGATGAATTTATTAAACAAGTAAAGTTAGCTGCTGAAGCAGACGAAGCTGCATCTATGTTAATAGATACATTTAGAGATGAAATAGCAGAAGACTAATTAATGAATGAAGAATACATTGAGATTATAACAGAGATAGAAGAAGAAAATTTTACAAGTCCTGAAAGAATACTTTTTTTATCTGTTATATTTCAAGCATTATTAGATGCAACAAAAGAAAAGACTAAAGTAGAATCATCACGTACAAGTGTTGAAAGAGCACATGCTCGTGCGTGGTTCTTCTGTAGCGTTGGTGTAACGTGTGATAACTTTGAGTATGTCTGTGAGAATGCAGGTATGGATGCAGATTATACTAGAAATTTTGCACTTAAAGTAATCAAATCAAAGGAAATAAAATATGTCAGACAAAGAATCAGAAGAGTCTTGGACAAATCCTGACTACGATAGAGGGATGTCCAGAGAAAGTCATGAACA